TATATCGCTTACCATTATAACATGATTCTGTCGAATGTCAACAACTAATTTCTCATCAGGCAAAGGAATCCAGTAGGTAGTCATCATAGAAGGCACGCCAGCATGATTGACTATCTCTAGTTTCAACGGGTCTTCAATAGTTATGTGTGTTTCACTTTCGTTAATCACTGAACAAACTATTGTTTCTCCGTTCAGAAGTTTGATGAGGCTCTGCATTCTTAATCCTAATGTTGTAAATCTTGTAATCAAACTCTTCTTCGTTGTACATTTTTACACGAACAGCAAAATGTTTCAGAGTGTAGTTATGCCAAGATTTGTATGATAAATCGTCTGCTATATCGTAGAGTGTAGCAGTTTCTTTATTGTCACCTTTTCTCAATCCCCTACCAATAGACTGTAGGTTTCGTATGCGAGACTTGGAAGGAGAAGCAAAGATAATATTATGCAAGTTTCGTATATTGATGCCCGTAGAGAAAGTTCCGTAAGAAGCGATGATAATCGCATTGGACTCTTTCTCTGTAATTTCTCTAACAAGTTCTCTTTCATCAGCACTTACCTTTCCATGTACAAAAAAGACTTTTCTGTCAGTCACACTACTATTTATTAAGTCATACAACACTTGTCCATGCTTCTCAACAAACTGATATAGAAGCAGTGTATTCCCATCCTGAGATAGAGCAAGGTTCTTAATGAAGTTGTTCCTCGCTTCACATGATATTAGAAAATTTATCTCCTCGACATAATTTGCTTTAGCCATCATTTTTCTTGTAGCGTCATCATATTTTAGAACCAAACCCTTAATTCGTAGACTTGCTACAGTGTCATTATCCATCAGTTCCTTAGTTGTGATAACCTTCATGACAGGGCCAAACAATCCTTCCAGCACAAGACGATGTGTCTGTGTGCCGTCTAGTGTTCCAGTGAAACCAAAGCGATACTTACACTGCTCTAGTTTTGTCATAATGCTTGTGAGGGATTGTGCTTTGAAGAGGTGTGCTTCATCACCTATGATTACATCAAATTGTTCAAACCACTTCTTAGGCATCTTATAGATGGATTGCCATGTCGAAATAAAAATGTCTGCATCTGCATTTTTGTCTTGACCTGACATGATTAAGTGTGTAGAATGAATCTGTTGATTCTCAGAATACTCTAAGAAATCACTATTCATCTGATATACCAATGATGTAGTAGGTACAATGATTAGTTTCCTACCCTTTAGATAGTCACAAAGCATATAGATGATTAGAGATTTACCACTCGCCGTAGGCGAGAGTACAACTGCACGATTGGTGCGAATTGCGTGTACAAACGCTCCAATCTGATAGTCTCTAGGTGTAACAGGAAGATTAGCAAAGAACTGTTCTGCTTCAATTGTAGATATACTGTCTAGCGCATAAAGTTCATTTATACCCTCTAGCGCATAATCTCTTTCTTCACAGAACTGTTCTATGTGTTTGTAAAGACCAGCATAGATTTGTCGAGTGTTCACATTGAACAAACGAATCTTACCATCCCAATACTTATTGCGATACGCTGGCATGAACTTAGCGCCAGGCACCTCAAAGGTAAAGTAATCGCTTATTTCTTGAGCCGTTCCCTTATCGCATCCAAGTTTGATGTAGACTTCGTTGACTCTTTCGATTGTGATTGTTTCTCTGATTCCCATAACCAAGCGTGTTCAGTCCTAAACTTTGCTATTCTAAATTTGATAAGTTGTGTCTTATCTTCTATAGATAGATTAGCCTGTGATAAATCTGTTCCAGTCGATTGCATTTTTGATTTGAAATCCTCTGTTATTGATGCTCTTTAGGATTGATTCTAGATAGTCAACCTTTTCCTGTTGTAGAGCAATCTTGTGACTTATTTCAATCAACATATCATCACTATCAATATACATATCGACTTCATTCTTCAATAGTTTTTTGTAAAACTGTTCACGACCAACCGCTTCTAGTTCGCTTTGGTCTAACTCACCAAGATAATATTCAAATAAAACTCTGCGCTTCTTTTTCAATTCAGTCTTTAACTGAATCAAGCGTAGTCGCTCTTCCATGAATATCTTTAGATATTTATTATGCACTGAAGGTATTTTGGTAGATTCTGTAGCAAGTTCTGTTTCATCAATCTTGCTATCCTTATCCCACATTTCAGTAATTTCACTTGTCTTCATTAATTTTCTTTTGCTCCATTATATACTTCCAAGTGGTGAACAGATACTCACAATATTTTGGATAATTTGCATACTTACGCATCTGCTCTTTCATATATTCATAATTCATAGTTTCTCTGCAATATCCTTTATCTTATTTGTAGCATATCTCGTATAGAGACATGGAATAAATGCGTGTATCACAACTCTCCAGCAAATACCCCAAGTCATCCAAGCAAATCCCATTGCTCTCTTGAAATGTTGCCAGCGAGTTAGACCCTCATAGTCCATATGCTCTTTGCACATTTTACTGAACATTATAGCACCTTATGTGATAGTTGTCAACTCATATTTTCTATATGCGAATGTGACTTGACCTTGAAGATATTCGATATCTGTTCCTGTGGTATTGAACTCTAGTCCACTAAGGGAGATAGGATAAGCATCAATGAATTTGATGTCGATATTTGGTTTGTATTGTGCAGTGGTAATAATCATGCTTGCATCAGAATACTGTCTGTTTGTTCCAGTGGAGTTCTGTTGCAGTGTTCTTTGAATACTTGCTCTTTGCTGAAAGTTATCTGGATATCCAAGTGCATTTAACCAGTCATAGATTTCACGAAAGTTTCTCATATCTTCATCGACTTGAAATGTCAATTGTAATTGTCCGAATGTCAACTTATCGCCTGGAATTGGTAGACGAATGAATGTATTGTCTGCTTCCAACTGACCCATAGAGATATCTGGAATATTAGCAGATGTGCAGAAATAGTTCACATGAGGAATCTTCTGGATTTGAAATCTAAATCCAGTCGGTGATAGGAAACTCATGTTATCTGGTTGTGTGCCTTGTAGAGCCATTGATATACTTCCTAGTTGTTCGTATATCTATTTATAAGCAAAAAAAGAGGGAGCATTGCGCCCCCTCTAGTTTTCGGTTGGTTGACCCAACTCTTCTTACATAAGGTTAGTAACCTTAACAAGACGGTAGTAGATGTTACCATCACCAGAACCGAGGCGAGCGGCAATACCGTTACCATCGTTAGTGGCGAATGGATTAGCAACAATACCGTAACGAGTTTTGAAGCCAATCTTCGGCTGGAAGGTGTTCTCACCAACTGCACGAACCATCTGTAGTGGAACATATGGGCAGTAGAAGAGGCCAGCGTCAAATGCGCTAGAACCTTTGTAGCCAAGAGTGTAGTAGTTATTAGTTGCGTCTGCAAAGTATGGGTCAATGTAGACACGAATACGACCGTTAAGGACACCAGCGAAAGTGTTACCTGTGTCGTCAACCTGTAGGTTGTTGCTCAATGCTGGAGTGTAATCAAGAACACCAGCCATCTGAAGTGCAGAAGCGACATCAGAAGAACAAATCATGACATTACCTTTACCTCTACGAGTTGCTTTAGCAATTTCGTTGGCATCACGCTCGATTTGGAACATCAAACCTTTGAACTTTTCAACTGACCAACGACCGTTTGAGTCGGTGTCCAAATCGAAAGTACCAGAGGTTGTGGTGTTCTTAGTTGCGCCAGGAACGGCTGAGTAGTTGATTGTACGAACAACTTCTCTGTTGATTTCAGCAAGGATTTCAGCAGATAGGATGTTTGACAATTCAGTTTCAGCGTCAAGACCGTGGATTGCTTTAAGGTCTTGAGCAAGTTCCATTGTGTATTCTGCTTTCAACGCACGGCTAACAGCAGTAACGGCAACCTTCTCAATTGAGAAAGCCATTTCGTTAAACTTGTTAGTGCTTGAGTCACCAAGTGCTTCAGCAAGTGCAGTTGACATACCAGTGTGGACTGTGTAACCAGAACCAGAGGCACGGTCAGCAGGGTCAGTACCGGATTGGGTCGTACCCAAAGCACCGTTAGCGACACCAAACTGGTGAGCAGTGTTACCAGCGGCAAGAGATGAGAATGAAGTGTTCGCTTCATTGAACATTGCTTCTGTGCCAGACTGTGTTGAGTAGCGTGAACGCATCGCAAAGATAAGACCAGTTGGACCAGTCATTGGCTGGACACCAGCAATATCATAAGCGATAAGATTCGGCATTGAGCGTCTTACGAGTGAGATAAGAACAGGGTCGTAGATGTCTACAGAACCAGCACTTGCAGTTGAAGAAGATGCGCCCATTGCGTTTACAGGTGCGGCTTCCCCAAGAAGTGTTGGAGCGTTGTAACCACCAGAACCTTGAGCCTGCTCACGGGCAGAACGCTCTTGGTTTTCGAGAAGTGTAGCAGTAACGGCTCTCTTGTGCGAGTCCTTGATTGGCTCAAGGTCTGCGTGTTCAAGAACTGGCTGCCACTTCTTTTGAAGTTCATCAGATTGATACATTTTAGTTTCTCCTTTAGTAAACTATCAGCCTTTTATTACAATATTTATAAATTATTACTTTTTGATGCTTCTTGAAATGGCTTGTGTGTAAGCAGCCATCGAGCCTGTCACTTGTGTCGCCTCTTCTTCGATTTCTAGAGGCTCCTCATCAGTTGCATCACTTTCAATAACTTCTTCGGCAGGGAAGTAGTTTTCTTTGATTGTCGCTAGTTTATCAGCGTAGGTGTCTTCATCAAAGTCCACACCTTCTGCTAGTGACTTCATCTTTTCAACTTGTGAATCGGTTAGACCTTCGCACACGATAGAGAGTGCTTTGTCTTTCTTCATCTCGACAAGTTCTTTTTTGATTTCGATGTTACGCTCAACTTCCTCATTGACGGACGCTTCAAGTTCTTCAACTTTACCAGCAAGTTCGTCTACAAGGTCGACTTTCTCTTCTGGAATGTCGATGTAGTTTTCAGCAAACAAGTTGCGTAGACCATGCATGAAGTTCTCAACGATTTCTGCACGAATACCTTTTTCGATAGCAAGTTCGTTTTCCTTCATCCACTCTTCAGCGACATACTCAAGGTAGTCATCTAATTTAGTGGTTAGGTCTTCAACCATTGTTTCTTTTTCCGCTTCAAGGTCGGAAGCAAGGTCAACATCAGCAGTTTCTAGAACTTCGTTGACTTTTGAAAGAACAGCGGCTTCAAAGATGGTTGTTGCTTTATCTTTGAACTCTTCAGAAAGTTCTTCGTCACCGAATAGAGCCTGTACATCAGCAGATACATCAACATCTTCCTTAGTAACTTTCTTGCTCTCTCTCCGCATCTTCTTTGATTCAGCGGCAGGTGCTTCTTCTTCCTCATCATCGCCTGGATGCATAGCGGCCATCATTTTACCGTAGGCTGCCATGAGGGTATCTTTCTTTTCCGCTTTCATGGCGTCAACCATAGCGTTAATCATGCCGATTTTAGTTTTAGGCATTTTCTTTTCTGTCGTAGGTGCTTCTTCTTCATCACCTGAGTCATCAGCCATTTCTTTAGTAGATTTACGGGCTTCCTCAAGTTCCTCTTCAGTAGCGTCCTCGACAACAACTTCTTGTGCTTCAAGGATAGCATCATCCTCTTGCATCTCTAGTTCTTTATCGGACATTGTGAGTCTCCTTTATCAGATAATTACTCATTTACAGTATATTTATAATATTACAATCTTGAGAGGAAATTCTCAAAAACTTTGAGTTTCACGCTCTCTAAATCAGACTTGGAAGCCTTTTTGATTTGTGTTTCATAATCAGCGACAGTGGCTTCTCTGATTACTCCATTATCCCAAACCCATTCTTTGCTTTCCATGATTCCATTTACAAATGCATCTGGTGCAGATGGGTCTGCAACAATGTCAGCGGCAGTAGCAAGATAGAAATCCTTTTGCACTTCTTGTGCGCCAGCCCTTCCAGCCTTGAGACTACCCATACCACGACTTGATACTCCAAGTTGTGCGCCTTCGTCCATCAAGGACTTGACAATTGCTCCATACGGTGTTTCTGTCATAATCTTTGCTTTACCCATGAAGTTTGAACCATCTTGTTTTAGTTCAGTAATCATGTGTGAAACTCTCTCAAGGTTGATTGTTGGCCCTTGAGGATGACCTAGTTCACCATATGCTCTTTTCTTTTCTACATATTCTTTGTTATATCTAGCAACCTCTTTTGCAAGAGTTTCTGCTGGATATACACGACCGTTACGATTCTTAATATCACCTTGCATAAAGACACCTTCGATGAAGTAAGATTTCTTACCACTCTCGTCTTTTGCTTCTGTGATATAGTTAATATCTTCGTTGACTTCGCAAATTAGTTTCATGCTCATGTTGAAACCTCCGCTACTTTAGTTCCGAATACACCACTATTTGCAGTGATTGTATCTTGTGGACGCTTACGAATAGTTACAACCTCGTTAGCATTCAGACGAATAGATACTTGACCGCCTGGATAGTTACCATGTTGGTTTGTGTCATTAGGGTCAGCAACATTAGCAATAACCACTGTTCTAGCAGTGCCATTGTTGGTAATACGAACGGCAGTAGCATTATATACATTATTTGCAGAAGTTGTAAAAGCAACTGTGTTTGCTAGAACTTTAATAGCCATTACTTTCCTCCTAATGCTACATCCATCATCTTCATGAATGAATCTGGGTCTTTCTCTATAGCATCAGCAAACTTTTGTTTTGTCGATGCATTCTTAATTCTTTTATCGAAAGCCTGAACGATAGCACTTGCAGTTGTCAAATCAATACGCATGGATTTACCATTTTTGAATTTAACTTTTTGCATCTGCTTGTCTTTGACGATTTTTCTGAGAGTGTCCATTACACCTTCTTCAAGTTCCTCATCATCATCCTCGTCTTCCTCTTCATCCTCATCTTCGTCTTCGTCTTCTGCGTCATCCTCTTCAGGCTCATCTTCTTCTTTAGCCTGCTTTGCTTCTTTGATAGGATTTACAGGTGTCATATCACCCTGTTTCTTATCAGCAGAACGCTTTGAGTCACCACCGCCTGCAGGCTCTTTGACAGATGTGCCTGCGGCTACAACTTGTTTCTCACCAGCATCAGAACCTTTTGGTGATGTTGGTTGTGTTGAACCATTGTGAACAGATGGGTCAGCAGTTGGATGTGGTTCTGTCTCAGTGGTATGAGCATCAGCAAAATCTTGCTCACCTTTAGAGCGATACTTTGCTTTCTTTCTTTCATCGTCATCCTTTTTAACAGGCGTCAAATCAGCGGCGCTTGCTTCAAGGAAAGTCTTAAACTTCTGAATCTTGGACATCAGTATCCCCTTCGTCTGATTGTGCAGACATGAATTGAGATGCTACTTCAACTCTTTTTAGTTCAATTGCATCCGAAACTTTATCGGCCATGATGCTATTGATAGCATCTTTGAATTTTGCAGTGTTGCCATCGAAAGCAAACTCTACTGCATCTCTTGTTGTATAGTCTGACATTTTTTATCTCCTGTTCATCTATTTATAAAACAAAACAACTGAATTACATAAATTCGTCTTCACCTTCGCCTTCTTCACTTCCACCTTCGTCTTCAACTTCTTGTGCAATTTGCTCAATTTCTTCCTCAGTCTGTCTAAGAACATTCTTTTGAATCCATGCAACAGAAAAGTATTTACCAGTATACTGGTCAACATCAGCAAGTAGACGCAATCTATTCTCAAGTATTTCACTGTCTTTCAATTCCGCAAAATGGTTGTCTTCCATAAAGTCGTAGCGAATCTGGTCTTGCATATCTTTCCACTCTTGTAATGTGATTACACCTTTGAGTAGAAGTTGTCTTTCAAGTAGAATATGAAAGATTTCTGAGAAGCGAGTTCTCAAACGATTTACAAAACGAGAGAACTTCAGTTCATCTCTTGTAATCTCTGATGCACGACCAAGATTGAAAGCACCATCTGCTTGAAGTCTTGTAGTAGGAACATTCAATGCTTCATAGAGTTTATTCTTGAAGTAGTTGACATCTTCCATTTCACCTAAGTTCTGACCGCCTGGCAGAGTGGTAATTTCCGTACCTCTCCCTCCCTCTCTACGAGGTAGCCAATAGTCCTCAAGCATTGTGAGAAACTTTCTGTCATCTCTTACTTCACCTGTATTTGCATCATACACAAGTTTGTTCTTGTGCTTGACCATCATATCACGCAAGTATTGTTCTGCTTTCGCTTTAGGTAAGTTACCAACATCAATGTAAAAGATTCTACGCTCTGGCGCACGGGCCAAGCGATAGATAACTGTCGCATCTTCTAGCATACGCAACTGATTGAGAGGTTTTAGTGCTTTATGAAGATACGATAAAACTGTATAGTTCTTATTGTCTAGCAATCCACTATGACAATATGCGATTGAATCTGGAGCAATCTTCAGTCCATCACCCTCTGATGTAATACCTTTAGACTGATACACAAAGAACTCATCATACTTCTTAACAAGTGTTTCTTCATTTAGTCTACGATTTGGGTCACGCTTTTCTTTGCGAACTTTTTTAATCTTGCGAGGGTCAATATGTCTTAATTCTTTGATGCCTGCTCTTGGATTTTTAGTATCAATAATGATGTGATAGTAAAGTCTACCATCCACATACCAATGACGAAAGATATCATATCCCCTATAGTTGAATTTCATCAACTTGAGAATATGTTCAAACTCTTCACGAACCTTTTTCTTGATTGATTCTGGTTGTTCAATATCATCAAGCACAATCTCAATCGGTGCTTGATTATCATCAGCAACAATAGCCTCATTCACAATATCGTCAATCGCTCTTTCCGCTTCTGGTTGTTGAGCCATCTCACGATATTTTGTGATAAGTTGTGCTTCGTTTTTTACTGTATTGTCTAAGTCTACGGTTGTTCCAAACGCACCGCCTTCAGCAACAGTGATGCTTCCATCATCTTGTGCTGGTGGTACGAATGAAGGTAGATTGTCGAGTTGTTTTTCGTCAACATCTCTACCAATTTTGAAACCGAATAGATTTACTGCCATTTTATATCCTCAATGAAAATAGGGAGCGCCTTTGTTATATTTATGGCGCCCCCAACATAACTAAAAACGGATTTTAATTGCCGCCGGCGTTGCCAGTTGAGCCGCCCGATACTTCCCAATAGTCATACTGGAAAGTGACAGTGTATTCTTGGATGCCTTCAGTCTCCCAAGCAAGGTCGATAGTGCTTACTTCAGTTGGGAAAATACCAACAAAAGTATACTCTCTAAGAACATCACCAGTCTGTGAATACTGAATGACTTGAGCGTTTGCTTTATACAAAGCAGGCGCAGAACCACCAGTTGTTCTTAGGTTTCCTTGGAATGAGTTGATGCTGTTAGACCACTGTTCCATTGCGTTACGAATAGCAAAATCTTCATCGTTGATGATGGTAGGTGCCCACTCTGCAAATGTTCTGTTACCAGCAACCTTTACGGTGCGGCCGAAGTAAGGAACTTCGACTACACCTAAAGTAGCGGCTGGAATTTGAGCGGCTTTGCAGAGAAAAGGTACTTGAACATCAGCGACCCCGTTTACTGGATTCGTGATTTGCACTTGAAACAGTGAATTTCTAGCACCACCGCTTGTAAGGGCGCCTGAAAATTCGTTTACATTAAAAGCCATCTTCTTTTCTCCTGTTTACCTTTATTTATGTTGCTCTACCAACGACTTCAGAAAATTCTACGCCAGTTCTTACAGCAACAAAGTTCAACTGGATAAAGTTGATAGAACGAGCAGGTTTGATGTAAATGTCACCCACAAATTCGTTTCTATCAATGACTTCGCCAGTGTTGTTTGTACCATCGACTACGACTTGGAAGTCTGTGATACCTCTCCGACCTTGGACATCTCTAAGGAATGGCTCAACCAAGTTCTTGAACTGTGAACGAGTAAACTCATCATTGAACTCAAAGAGAGTAAACTTAGCGGCTGTGCTAATTGCTTTCTCAAGAACAATGAACAGTCTGCGAACATTGATACGGTCGAATGCGCTTGGCTGGTCAAGCATTGTCTTGTCACCAAACAATACAGTTCCTTGACCTGGGAATGTTACAACAGGATTGACACCCTTCTTGTAAAGTTCATCCCTATCAGTCTTACTTGGATTGAATGCAAGTTTGATAACATTTTTGACATTACCACGATTAAATCCAGCAGGCGAATACCAAGGGTCTCTAGTCAAATCTGTTTGAACCATTAGACCAGCAGTGTCACCGTTCAGAGGAACATAACGGTAAACATCGTTGTATTTGTCATACTGATACTTCCAACCAGAATCCATGACTGCATAAGAAGATGATGGTAGCAAGTCTCTGAATGCTATGATATCATCTCTCTCTTTACCTTCATAAGAATTGTTGTTGACAACATCTGCTCTTTCTGGTGAAATGACTGCTACGCAATCCTTTCTGTGTTCAGCGATGTTGTTGATAAGGTGAATAGCAACAGTTGAACTTGAACCAGAGCCAAGAACAAGTGATACATCCACAGTATCAGCATCTTTGAAATAGTTATATGCACTAATGTAAGCGGCATCTGAAGCAGAACCGTCCTTACCTTTAGTCATGCTTGCGCTAACTGGTAGGTCATTGCCTGGGAAGTTTGTTCCAGAGCCAGCAGTTCCAGCATTTGTCAAGTCGGCTCTTGTGCCACCTTTGGTGAGATTGCTGTTGTGTGCGCCCCACCATACCCACTGTGAGCGATTGTTAATCACATCTTTGTAGTAAAGAGTGTCACCCTGTGGCCCTTTAGCATCTGGTGCTTGAGAAACATTTTCGTATTTCTCTAGAACTGTGCCGTCCTGACCTGAGATTACACCATCTTCATCGACAACTGCGACATGAATTGCGTCACCCTGTGAGTTGACTGTGTTAGCATAAGTAGTGGTTGTTGGCGCTCTATCAAAGTTGTTAAAGTATTCCCATCTACGAGTTAGTGATGGTGAATAGTTTGATACTGTATTACCTTGATACTTACTGGTAAGTGTAATTGTGTTACCAGAAACGGAAGCAATCTTTCTTTGCTCCTTATCAGGGCCGAGCAATAGAATATCGCCAGCAACAAATTGTGTTTCTGTGTTTGAAGAACCTTGACCATCACCAGCAAGTGTGACAGTTGTTGATTCTCTGGTAGCATAGTAGTTTGTTGATACTGTGCTTTCCCATGCGTTTGCGTTATGACATACAGAAACCTTTAGTGAGTTACCAATGTCGCCTGGATATTTTGCTACCCAATCGCCGTGACCACTTGAGTTTGTGTATGTTTCATTGTAGTAATCTTCATTTTTAATGAATGCGCCTGTTCCGCCTGTTGTTGCATTGTTTGCAGAAGCAACAGCCCTCGTTACATATAGAGCGTTTCCATATGCAAGGAAGTTAGCCGCAGTAAAGAAGTCATCAGCCGTATTTGCATTAGGTTTATTGAAAACCGAAACTAATTGGTCTTCAGTACTGATGAGAACTCTCTGGTCAACCGGCCCCCACTTAAAGTGTCCAGCAAGGGCACCAGTAGTGGTAGATACGGCAGGCACCACCGTAGTGAGGTCAATCTCACTTACATTTACGCCAGGTGATACTTGAAAAGCCATTTTCATTTCTCCTTCTAAGAATATATCAAGTTATAATCTCTGATTTACTCAATATTTATAAAAACGAGTGTTTAGAACCAAGTATCACGGTTTGAGGAGTTGATATACTCCTGTATGTCTTCTGGTCCATTCAACACTCCTTCTTCTGGATGCCCATCATCAATTATTCCGAATGGAAGTTGCTCATCTTCAAGCATTTTTATCTTTTCTTCATACAATTTTTGCCTGATATCAACATCTGTAATGTCTCTGAAGTATGTTTGTCTCACCAACCATGCAAAGAGAACGCAAGTCATCACCAAATCATCGTGATTTCCTTCTTCTGCTTCATATGATTGTCTTCTACCTATGAAACTCGATAATTCAGATATCAAGTCAAAATCTTCAATTATCAACTTATCTTGTTCAATTAAATCCTTTAGATTTGAGCAACCTATTCGTTTTACTTGTTTAGTTGTACGAACACCAAATTGTGTTCCAGTTGAGAATCCACCACTCACTTGTTGTCCAGCACGACCTTTTATTGAAGTTGCAATTAGATTCTCGTATTCTAAGTCTGAATGTAAAATATCTGCTACTTGTGCGCCAATATCATTTACCTCAACCAATACATACGCTTCATTGTACATCTTAGCAATTGAGTGTATGTAGTTTGGATAAAGTAGTGGCGATACTTCCTTATCTCTATATTTTGCTACTAATTTGTATGGTGTCTCTGTTACATCGAATACTGTAAATGCAGAATAGTCAAGTCCAACCCCTCTTGCTACATCCACTGATATAACATATGTATGATTTTCTTCTTTTTCATAATAAAAATCTACGCCGTTCCATTGTCTTATAGGTCGTTTGAAAGCAAGAGTTCTTAACTTTGTTGGATGGATTAGAGTATTTGCTGAACCTAAGAACTCACACTCAAATTCCTGTCTGAACTGCTCTTCACTTGTATTAGCAATAGTCTCTTGTTTCCACTTCTCATCTCGGCCTGGAACTTGTGACCAATGCACTTCGATGGGAACATATTGACTTAACTTCTCTGTCGCATCAGTCCACATCTTATAGAAATGATTCATACCATTTGGTGTTGATACGATGATAACCTTTGATGTCTGACCAGATGAGATTGTAGGATAGACTGAACTGAAGAACTCTTCAGCCATGTTATTACCAACAAACGCAAACTCATCCAAGAAGATTAGATTGTAAGAACCACCACGAATAGCAGATGATGAAGTAGCGGCGGCGACAACCTTAGAACCATTCTCTAGTTCAATGTTACCCTTGTTCCACACAACCACGCCTTGCTGTAACCACTTAGGTAAGTATTCATATGCTAGTGAAATCTTACCCAACAAGTCTCTAGCAAGAGAACCTTTGTTTGCAAGGATAGCAATATTCTGCTGGTCAGTGAAAAGAATTAACCACAAAATATATGCGGTTGTTGTCGTTGATTTACCTGTCTGTCTAGGCAGTTTGCAAATGGAAAAACGATTGTCATTGAATGTACGAACCATGTCTTCTTGAAAGTCGTACATTTCAAAAGGCATAAGTCCTTTATCCACATTAACAATCTTAACATAGTTTCTTGCAAAATAAACAGGGTCTTTAGAGCATTTGATATACTCTTCAATCTGTTCTCTAGTGAACTCAAGTGGTATTCCAGACTTTTTTAAGTTTGGATTACCAAGATAAACATCAGTCATTTAGATTCACAAACTCACGATTTTTTAAGTGTGCTTCTTTGATATCATCCTTTGACTGACCGTAGTATGGAACAGCATGATATTTTTCAATCATGTATTCATTCACTGTCTGGTCAGCATAGTTTGTAGTTCTTCTAAGTGAACCTAGAATACGACCAAACTTACCTTTTGCGTCATACTCAGCAGTTTCTAGAATCATCCACTCATCATCACACATTTTCTTCAAAAACTTTTTAGCGGCAAGTCCATAGACTTTTTCTTCTTTGTCGGAGGTTCTGGATTCTGGTGTATCAATACCATACAGACGAACTCTTTCACCTTTGAGCCATACGCCAAAGCCAAGGTCAATGTCTACATCAACAGTATCACCGTCAACGACTTTTACTATTTTGCATCTGTATTCAAACATTATCGTGTCCTTCCTTGACCTCTATATTTTTTGTAACTTCTTCTTTTCGCTTTGTTCATTTTTGTTAGCGATGGTTTACTTCCAATAGATGTCTTATGATAAGTAGGCTCCCATGCTTTTGCTTGAACTATTTTAGCCATCTTCATTTCTCCCATTGACTAATTTTTGTAATTCAGCAGTGCTACCAACAAATAACGCATTCGTTACATTCTTTGGTGCATCATTCTTTTCTTCAATTTTCTTCAAATCTTTCACTTTTTTCTGTATATCTAGCAAATCTTTATTTGCATCTACGAGCGTCTTTGTGAGTTGAGAGACCACCTCAAACGCTCTAGGATGCTCACTCGCTTTCGCTAGTTCTATTAGTGTGTCGAGAGCCTCTGAGCCTTTCTCAATAACGCCATATAGATTCTCTCTAGCGTATTTGTAATCGGATTCAATGTCTTGTGCATTTTCTTGCGGCTCCAAATAAGTGCTTTCAACACTTTTCTGCGGATTGACATCCATCAAATCACCATCTAAGTTTAGAACTTTATTAAGTCCTTCAGTCACATTATTTTGCATTTTATCTTACCACTGCTGAAAAGTTGTTTCCTGTAAAGAAGTTTTCTGTATCAAACGCAAAACCATAAGTAGAGTTTGCACTAATAGCACTTCTATCTACGCTTGCAGATGAATTTGCTGTAGGTGAACCATTTGCAAGTTGGCCAGGTGTTAGTGTAACTCTCTCCGCTTCAAAATCAGAAGTATTTACAACAATAGCACCAGTTGAAGTATTTGCACTTGGAATAATAAAGTCTGTAATCGTTCTTGTAATCACACCCTTATTTGTAACAGGGCCGTAGATGTATCCTTTAACTGTAAAATTAAGTGTGTATATAATTGCTCTACGAGTTTGGAAGTCTGCTTCATAAGTATCTTCCATTTGTATACCTGTAAGAACTGTAGGAACATCAACATACACACCAAGAGAAGGAACAATCTTTACGGAGTTTGTCCATTCTGGTTTGAAGTATGGTAAGATTTGTTCCACAACTTGAACTGCATCCTCATTGTTTGCAAACATACCATAAAGAGTTATGTCAATGTTATATGGTGCTGGTGCAAAACTAGAGCGTAAAGCATTGTTACCAGAACCGATTGATGTAATACGATTCTGTTTATTCATTGCTCTTGCAGAATCATATGAGAAACCAGTGATTTCAAAAGCAAGTCTTGGAAGGACAGCCGCTAAACCTCTGTCAAGATTTGCATCTTGTCTGATACGAGCAAGATACTTTTCTTTTGGACCGTATGCAATAGGAACACGAATAGTCTGTATAGCAGTTCCAGCACTATTATAGCGAACTACATCAATATCATTGAACATATTACCAAACATGATAATATATTTTCGGATTGCACTATGATAATCAAATTGTCCAAACATTACCAACTACCTCCTTCAGAAAACGGATTGCTTTCAGAGAAGTCAAGGAATGAACCAAGTGAACCAGTTGACCGTGTTTCTGCTTGGAAGTATTCGTTATTAGCAGTAGTCTTAATGCTATCAACTCTGTAATCTTCCGCTATGATTGATGAGCCATCTTCAAATACAAGAATATTACTTGCTTCATCAAGCAACTGGAAGTCTTGCATAACAGCAGAATGGTCTGTCTGCAAATCATCAATAGCGGCAATACCTGTATCAAGTCTTTCGTGTGAGTATTCAAATGCTTCACACTTCAAATCATATGTCTGCAACTCACCCATTTGATAGAAGACTGCTTCATCCTCAACAAACTTAATCTCAAATAAGGTTGATGTAAGTGGGAAATAAATCAAATCGCCTTCTAGTGGACGAGTTGCATTTTCACCATCTTCTTGTGCAATTAACTGTGTCTCATCAACCTCTTGTTTCCATCTTCTCTTTGCAACAGTAAATGTAATTTCGTCACGAATCTCCACATTAAATTTAGATAGGAAGTCACCCTCTCCTTCAAATCCTTCAACATTCTTGATATACATTTCAAGTTCATATGCTTCATCAAATTTAGACAGCACATCTTCTCCAAAGAGAAAGTCCTCTTTGACTAGTGTTCTTGGAATATAGTAACAGTCATATCCATATATCTTGATAGACTCAATAACTAAGTCTTCAAGTAGATTTTGCTGTCCAAAATGTCCAAAGTTATTGAAGTAGAGATTTGTTGCCATTAGTCATTTATCCAATCATGTCCATTACAGGCATAGAGAATTTAGAAATAATTTCTTCTTCCAGTCTTTTGATTTCTTCGTCTGCTTCTGACCAGATTGTTTGACCATTGAATGTTACACCGCCAGGCAATTGCATACCTTCAAACTTCTTGAGATTCTCACCCCACTGTCTTTTGAAGAGTTGTGTGCAATAACCACGCAACCAATAATCACCCCATACTTGTGTGTATGTGTCGGGGTCAATAACACGATAGCATTCGATAATGAGATACTCGCCTGCTGTTACTCTCGCTGACCAGTCCATATCAATGTATAGTCTGTCCATATGACGAGAGAAGCGTAATGGTTGCTTACCCACAAAGATTTCTTCCATAAGAGCGATACGCTCCATAGAGGAAACATAGTTTTGAAACTGAGAATGCGCCCAGTCATAAATTTCGTTGAGTGTAATCTGATAACGCAAGTTGAATAGATTGTTTGCGTTTAGACCTGTTCCTACTGGAAACAGATTTACGACACCAGTAATTGTAGTTGGTATAGAAATATATTCATTGGTAATATCAGATGCAGAAACTTGATGCTTTAGAAAAGTTCTCTCTGTGCCATCAAAATGATAATCACGGTAGAACTCCAAAGCGTCATCAATTCTATCTTGCATCTGGTCTTCATCAATGTTGATTTCAACTACTGGATGACCCAATCTGCGTAGGCAATATTTCTTTAATTCTGTTCTTGAGCGAGGATTAGCCATGTTAATAGTTCCAGTTTGTTTTGTTTTCTGGAACTATTTATATGTTTTGCAAACTATCCGAATACGATAGAGAATGCAATTGCTTTACCATTTACATCTGCACTTGTCGCTACAGAAGTTCCATTAACTTGAACATCGGTTGTTGCATTCAATGTTCCAGTAACCAAAACATGAGGAGATGCGTTTTTAACTTCTAATCTCTCTGTGCCGCCAACAACAACACGCCATTCGTTACCGTTGTGGAACTGGATGTAGGTGTCTGTGTCAGCATCATGAAAAATTCTATCACGAAGATAAATGTCTTCTACATCATTAATTACATTTGAGCCTAGCGTCAGCGTTCCATTAAGGGTCATCCCTGCAAAAGTAGGGCTGTTTCCTGTACCAACTGCTTGACCAATAGAAACGGCGTCAGCCGAAACTGTAACACCAGTGCCTGCACCAACATTAAGCGTTGTCGTTCCACTAGATGTGACTGTTCCCCCACCTGTCAAACCATTACCAGCACTGACTGTGTGTGATGTCACAGTACCAGTTGTGGTTGAGAAACCAGCATCGTTGTTGAAGATACTTAGTCCGATTTCGTTTGCGGCCTTTCTTCTATCTGCACCACCATCTAGAACAATAAACTCATCTGTTCCCACCATAGTGGCTGTCATGTCAGTGAGTTCAGACATATCAAGCGCAAGAGAGATTGTTCCTGATGATGTAACTGTGCCACCACCAGAAAGACCTGTGCCTGCTGAAACTCCAAC